GACCTGACAATACAAGTATAGCATACGACAAAATGTTGTCAAGTACCCACCAAATGGCTATCTCCATTATAGACCTTGCTTGAATTCGAAAAGTGTGATATAATCACCTTAGATATTATTTCCAAAATATGTTTAAGATCAAGAAAGATAAATACCGACAAAGATTTGAAATCCTCCAAGACGGCATTCCGGACTTCACTTGTCAGGTCAGTCAGTTTATCGATTTATCAAACGCCATAGTGAAATATGTCGTCGGGAAAGATTACATTATCTCTTCACCAGATAGGCAGGCAACAGCGAATGGCTACGGAAAATATCATTTTATGAAAGGTTTTTTATTGGCTATGTGGCAGGATATAAAAAAGATTTTTAAGAGAGAAAAAGATGAAGTCAAATCCTAAATAAAAAAAATAAAATAATGGAAATATCTATAATAAAACCGTATGAAAAGAACGCCAAGAAGCACGATAAGAAACAGGTGCAAGCAGTGGCTGATAGTATAAAGGAATTTGGGTTCAATCAGGAGATAGTAGTTGATCAGAATAATGTAATCATCGTCGGACACGGAAGATATGAAGCAGCTAAACTCTTAGGGCTGAATGATGTTCCAGTAAAAGTTGTCAATTTAACAGAAGAACAAGCAAAATCATACAGATTAGCCGACAACAAACTGAACGAATCAGAATGGGATATGAAACTGGCGATAGAAGAACTCAAAGAGATGAGCGAAGAAATGCAGAAACTCACAGGCTTTGACATCGACCTCCTCATAGAACCTGACGAAAAGGACGATATTTTGCCAGATAATCCACCAGCTATAGCTAAACTCGGAGACCTTTACTCACTAGGAGGAAAAGTAACCTGCCCAAAATGCGGAAAATGTGATAGAATATAGATATGCCAAGAAAAGACTTACAAAAAAGAAAGGAGTATGCCAAAGAATATCGGAATAGAAAGAGGGCTTTTGTAAATAAAATATCATCTGAGTGGAATAAAAAAAATCCAGAAAAAGCAAAGAAAATTCAAAAAGATTATCGGGAAAGGAATAGGGAAAAAGTAAGAATGGCTCAAAAAAAATGGGCGACAGAAAACCCAAATAAACAAAAAGATGCGGTTAAAAATTGGGCTAGGTTGAATACTAATAAGATAAGAGAATACAGCCGTAAAAGGAGAAACAGCAAATTCAATGCTAAAGGGTTTCATACGCAAGGAGAATGGGAATTATTAAAAAGGCAATATGGATTTATTTGCCAGTCCTGCAATAAATCAGAGCCAATAATAAAATTGACCGAAGACCACATAATACCATTAAGTAAAGGGGGAACGGACTATATAGATAACATTCAACCTCTTTGTGGAAGTTGTAACTGCAAGAAACATACTAAAATAATCAATTATGGAAAAAACTTGTAGTTGTGGATGCACATTTAAATACGAAGCAAGGGATATAATCGGCGGTCATCGCTTATTGGTGGGCGACGCAACCAAGATTGAGGACGTAGAGAGGCTTATGGACGGCAAGAAGGCAGATATGGTGTTCACTGACCCGCCTTACGAATTAGACACAAAAGGAGGAGGAGTTTTTAAAGATTCGAAGTCGATGAAAGGAATAAGGGATTTGGGAATTGATAAATTTTCTCCTGATTCATTAGTAAGCATGGCGAAGACAGAAGTATTCTGTTGCAATAAGCCGTTGGTGAAGAAATATTTGGATTTAGCCGAAAGTTGGAGTAAACCATTTGACATTTGTTTCTATAAGAAGAAACATACAGCTACTAATTATGGTCGGCATATGATGACTGATACTGAATACCTCATATTGGTTGGAGAACAAGCTCCGAATAAAGGACTACCAAAAGAAACATATTCCAAATGCTTTATAGGAGAAAAGGATTTAGATAACAAAACATCATGGAGTAAGCCTATTGCATTGATAGAAAAATTTTTAATGCTTTATAGTAAACAAGAGGAAATAATTGTGGACACATTTTTAGGAACTGGCTCAACACTTATAGCGTGTGAAAAGAATGGAAGAAATTGCTATGGAATGGAATTAGACGAACACTATAGCGACGTAATTATAAAAAGATGGGAAGACTACACAGGACTTAAAGCAGAAAAAATATGAGTGAAAATGTTGAAACAACAACGAAAAAACAACTAGGAGGAATAACTGGCAAGGGATTTGTTCCAGGTCGATCAGGAAATCCGGCAGGGAGACCCAAGGGAAGTTTCAGCTTAGTGGAGATGATAAAACATAAACTCCAAGAGATACCAGAAGGAAAAGACAAGACTTACGCTTAATACTTTGTAGAACAGATAATGAAGAAAAGCGTGATTGAAGGCGATACATCAATGATGAAGGATATGATAAACCGAGTTGATGGAATGCCTAGACAAAACATAGGGTTAGATGGCGGAGCAGAAGGTCTACCAATAAACATATTGAATAATGTACTCAGTAACGACATCAACGAAAAAGATAATAAGCCTCAAACAGAAGATTAGAGCAGTGGCAGGTGGTACATCAGCCAGTAAGACCATTAGTATTCTGTTGTATCTGATTGATAAGGCACAAAGGGATAAAGTACCAACTCTCACCTCTGTGGTATCAGAATCAATCCCACATCTGAAGAGAGGAGCTATCAGAGATTTCAAGAATATACTCAAAGAGCATAAGTATTGGAATGAGAGTAGATGGTCAGCAACAGATAGCATTTACACATTCGAGACAGGAAGCAAGATAGAGTTCTTTTCAGCAGATAATCCAGACAAGCTCAGAGGAGGAAGAAGGGATAGATTATTCCTGAACGAAGCTAACAATATGAGCCTCGATGTGTTCGACCAGTTAGAGGTCAGAACGAAAGAGTTTGTATTCTTGGACTGGAATCCAACAAATGAGTTTTGGTTTTATACGGATATTCTAGGTAAGAGAGAAGATTTAGATTTTATCACCCTTACTTATAAAGATAATGAAGCACTGAGTAGAGAAATTATCGAAAGTATTGAATCGAGAAAGAACAGAAAAAGCTGGTGGCAAGTATACGGACTCGGACAGCTCGGAGAAGTAGAAGGTAAAATATACAAAGATTGGCAGATAATAGATGACATCCCACACGAAGCAAGGTTAGAAAGATATGGATTAGACTTCGGTTACAGTAATGACCCAACAGCGATTTGTGCAATTTATAGATATAACGGAGGCTTTATAATAGATGAGGTAGCTTTCCAAAAAGGACTTTCCAATAAACAAATAGCAGACATTTTGAACAACAAAGATAAAGCCTTAGTGATTGCAGATAGTGCTGAGCCTAAGAGTATCGATGAAATATCAAGTTATGGAGTTTTGATACAGGGAGCGACAAAAGGACAAGGATCAGTTAGTCAAGGAATACAATTCGTACAATCTCAGAGAATTAGTTTGACCAAGAGAAGCACCAACTACATCAAGGCTTATAGAAACTATTTATGGAAAACAGATAGAGACGGAAAAATATTGAATGAGCCTGATCACTTCTTATCAGACGCGATGGACTCAATACGCTACGGACTAAGCTCATATCATCCTATTATCGAAAAAAGACCAATGTACTCCGTTAAACAACAAAATTATGCCTGATGCAAAAGAACAAAAAGATTATATCAAAGAGATAGAGAGCTTCATCAATGAGTATGAACAGGGTAATATAGAAGTTTCTCCTGGTGTTTCTTATTCAATGCGTGCAGTCAATGAAGAAAGTTATCGTCTATACAACGCACAATTTGCTACAGGTAAGATTGAACCTAGTGGATTTATACGAGCATTTATGAGAAAAGCCTGGGTTATATACAGGACGCTTGTTATGAACTCAGACATCGACCTTAAGAACATGAACATCCGTTCTCTGAATGGAGTGAAGGTCAGACTTGCGGCACTTATAAAAATGGCTTTTGTATCTCATCTTTCTAGGAATATGTTCGGTGAGTTCATTGATAAAGTAATGGGTGAGATGTGCTGGTTTGGTACTTCTATTGTAAAAAGATTTGACGGAACAGTTGATACTGTTGATTTGCGAAATTATATAACCGAGCCAAATATACAAAATCCGCAAGAAAGACGTCACCTTGAAATGTGCCATTATTCTTACGACAAGATGCTGAGCTACAAAAAAGACTGGGGAAACAAGTGGGAAGAAGTAGAGGAAGTGTGGGAAAAAATGCAAAAAGAAGGAGAAAGCCAGTTTAAAGTATTGGAGTTTTGGACATTCAATAATGAAGGAAGAAAGATTTGCGTGAAGGCTCTTGACAATACTATCACCGAGAAAGAACACGCAGAAACAGCGAGCGAATGGTCTCCATATATACAGCTTGATGTGTTTGTAACGCCATACAAGAAGAAACGAAATTCAAAAAGACTTCAGAAGACTCTAGGAGTATACGAAGATATGTTTCCTTATGAACAGTTTGACCTTTTCCGAGTATTCGGAAGACAGCAAGCATTTGGAGTCGGAGAGTTGCTTTCAGACATCTCAATCGTGTATAATACTGTTTTTAATACGACAATAAAAAATGTACAAAAGGCTTCAATGGGTGTACATATACATAACGCTGTAGCAGGTGTCAGTGGAATGAGTGAGCTCTTACAAGAGAACATAGCGAACCTTTTAGAGGGTGGTGTTATATCACTCGCACCAGGAGAGTCTATTAACAATTTTCCTTGGGATGCTAAGATACAGGACTTTGATATGATGGAAAATAAGCTCTATGAGCTTATGAGGCAGATTATAGGAATAACAGCACAAGGGACTGGCGAAGAAGTACCAGCTTCTACGAGTGCCACTCAGGCTTCAATCAATCAACAAAATGCGAATACTGTTTATGACTTCGTAAGAGAGAGAATGCACCATGGAATGAAGAAGTTATTTAATAACGGATACGCCGAAGACATTTGGGATGAGATTGATGAGAACGAACTCACTGCTATTGTAGGAGATCCGACACAACTACAAGAAATGGATAATTTCTACATGGATAACGCTATGAACAAGTGGGCGTTGGATGTAAAAGAAGTAAGTGGTGTATATCCGAGTAAAGAAGAGTTTATCTCTAATAGAGAAAAAATACGTCAAGAACTTCTTTCTCAGAAAGATATGCGTTTCCCAGAAATAAAGAAAAGCATCGCAAAAGGTATGGATACAATGTTTGAATTTGACCTGACACAAGAAGCATTTGATAATAAAGGTCGTTTTGACGCTCTAACGGCATTGAAAAACGATCAGACATCAACTAAGAGTAAAGCGAAAATAGAAGATGAAATATTATTGATGCAAGGACTCAATCCAAGACAATTTGATAAATCTCAAGAAGAATTATTACAAGAGCAAGCAGTATCTCAGGCACAAGATACACAGGCACAGGAAGAATTAGCACCACCTTCACCATTAACTGCATAAAATATGAAATCAGTATTTTATTCAAAAGATAAAGCTGAAGAACAAAAGGTAAAGAAAACAGAATCACTTATTGAACAAGAGAGAAGGAATATTTATTTTCAAAGACTCAAGAAAGATAGGGCTTTTAGAAAATATATACTCGAAGATATTATAGACAATGAAATACAAATCAACAAAGATATCTCCAGCTCACTTGCTTCTTTCATAACAGCAACTCCTGAAGAGGTGAAAAGTATCATAGTAGGAAAATCAGGAGCATTGAAATCAGCAGAAAACATTAAAAATAGAATAGTGATGAACTTTTGAGGTTCATCGTTCAGTCCATTATGTGAAAGCGTTTAAGTTTTCGTGGATTGATAGTAAACCTCAAATATATGTCTATCGAAGACCTAAATCAGGAGGAGGAAGTTGAAAAAACTAACCCTACTACTGAAAGCGAATCAGATGACGCATCAGAGCTTAAAGACCTCTTTGCTGATGAATCGCAAGACGAAGAAGCAGATGATGTCGAAGCCTTGAAGAAAGAAATCAAAGACCTTAAAAAAGGGTTGAGTAAGTTTTTTTCTGAACAAGGAAGAAAAGCAAAGCAAGTGGAAGAGCCAGGGAAAAAAGCCGAAACCAAAACTGTACAAACAGATGACGTAAGCGAACTCTTCTTTACTCAAGTTCCACAAGCCGAAGCAGTGCAAGAAGACTTAAGGAAAATAGCCGATAAATTATATAACGGATCTATTCTAAAAGCTTGGAAAGGCGAAAGCTGGATACAAGATAAGGCGAAAGCACTGACTGATGAAAAAGCTGAAGATGAGGCGAACAAAAGTAAAATAGCAAAACCGTCTAATGGTAGTTTCAAATCTGGTAATAAATTTGAGAACGTCAAATCTCAAGAAGACATAGAAAGTATGTCATCTAAACAGAGAGCTGACTTCCTTAAATATCAAGCAGAAAAAGGAAACTAGCGGTAGCGAATAAATAAAGTTATGGCAAATACATTATCAGCCTTTAACCCAACTATGATGGCTGGAAGTATCCAGGACATCTTGGACAAGGCACACGTTGGTCGCAGTCTCTGTTCTTTCGGTCTTGAGTCTTCTCTCACTAAAGGAACAACCGTACAGCGTCCATATATTGGAAACCTCGTAGCTAATGACTACGTTGATGCATCAGGAACGACTGAACAAGCTCTCGCACCAACACAAGAAACACTCGTAGTGAACAAAGAAAAGGAAGTAGACTTCTACGTTTCACGAGCTGATTTGATTCAGAACAAGTTTTCGACATCAGCTATCTATACAAAAAGAGCTGCATACGCACTCAAAGATGTAATGGATACTGATATCCTCGCAGAAATCGCCAATGCCTCTACAGCAGTAACTAAAGCAGATTTGGTCGCTGGTGGTACAGGAGATATCGTAGTAACGACATCGAATGTTATCGAAGTGTTCGCAGTAGCGTATCAGAAGCTCGCAGAACTCAATGTAGTTGATGAAGGAGATTTGGTAGCAGTTGTTACCCCTGCAATCTTCTCTGTCATTCAGCAAAAAGCTACAGGAGTAGGCTTCAACACTGCAGACAAAGTTATTAACAACGGTAAAGTTGGTTCTTGGATGAACTTCGAGATTGTTGTTTCTAACAATGTTTACACAGAAACAAGCACAAAACATCTCGTATTCGCAAAGAAAGGTTGTATTGACCTCGTCGTACAATCTGAGCCATACGTTGCTGAACAGGTAGTAAAAGGACGAACAGGTATGAACTACTTGGTAACCGACCTTTACGGAATCAAGACCTTCAATACTGGTAAAGACCAGATGGTTGATGTTCAAACAACATTCTAAAGCTTTATGGTGCTGTAATGGCAACCTAAAACAGGCTTAAAGGGGGCTTGGCTTAAGACGAGCCTCCGAATAAGCTAAAAATATGAAAAAGATACTCTGTTTGCATGAAAATTATAATGCAGTAAACACTTACAGACTGCATAGGTTTCTTGATACTGTAAAAAATAAAGTAACGAAACAATCATATCTCAATAAAAAAAGAAGAACAGTAGGGGATATATCGAAAAGTCTTCTGTCAAAAGGTGAGATATGGATTGCTAAATACCTTCCAAATAATCCGAACCATAATGCAAACTTCATCGCTACACTTATCAGTGCGAAGAGAATAGCTAGTACGATCAAAAAAGTAAAACTTGTAGTTGATTTTGATGATGATATATGGTCAATCCCTATAAGCAATCCTACGTTCTGGCATTTCAAAGAAAACATCGGATCATTATCATACCTTGCACAAGAAGCCGATGTAGTGACTTGTTCAACACAACCGCTCGTTAACGTTCTTAAAAAATATAACAAGAATGTAAAAGTTATTAAAAATGTTATAGACCCAAAAGACTGGACGATTAAAAAGAAAAAGAATAGAAAAGTAAGAATTGGTTGGATATTTTCGATTACTCATATAGGAGATATAAAAGCAGTAGAGCAAGCACTTACAGAAATAATGGAAGAATACAAAGATAGAGTAGAGTTTATACTTATGGGAGGAGCAAATGGTTTGTTTCCGTTCGATTATAAGTTTACAAATGGAGTCCACTACTGCGACTATTCTAAAACATTGCAAAAAGTAAATCTTGACATATCTATATGCCCTCTTGCTAATAATACTTTCAATGAGTCAAAATCAAATATAAAGTGGTTGGAAAGCTCAATGGCTGGAGCAGTGGTAGTAGCGAGTAAAGTATACCCATACGAACATTCAATAAAGAACGGTAAGACAGGATTCGTCTGTGGGAGTAAAAACCAATGGAAAAACGCTTTAAGAAAACTTATAGAGAGTGAAGAATTAAGAAAGACAATAGTTAAAAATGCACAAGAAGAAATACTCAAGAATTACAATATAGAAAACGAGAAAGAAGAATATCAAAAGTTTATCGACACTCTATGAAAATACTTCTCTATACAGCTATAACAGGCGGTTATGAACAACCGAGAGAAGATATTAAGGTATATTCTGAAGAGATAATGAAAGACCCGAAGAAAAGCTCTCTATTCTATAAATCCCTCACTCCTGACTTTGACAAATATGATTACTCGATTTGGATGGACGGTAATACAACGCTAAAAGTAGACCCTGAATACCTGATAGACAAGTACCTCAAAAATGCCTCCATAGCAGTTTTAAGACACCCAGATAGAGATTGTATCTATGAAGAGGCTAAAACATGTCAGAAGCTAAAATTAGACTCAATTAGAACGATTGAAGAACAGATGACAAGATACCGAGAAGCTAAGTATCCGGAGAATAATGGATTGTCCTGTACAACGTACATTTTACGAAGGCATACTGGAAGAGTAAAAGAATTCAATGAAAAATGGTGGGCTGAAATATGCAAAGGAAGTAGAAGAGATCAACTCAGTTTCGATTACGCTCTATGGGAGCTAGGAATAAAGCCTAAATGGTTCGATGTTTATCACTTTGATAGTCATAAAATAAATCCATATTTTAATTACACAAAACATAATGAAATTCCAAGACAGTAAATTAGCACATAAGTATCTTGATACCCTATGGGGAGTAGAAATTGGCGGTAGTGCTCATAATCCGTTCAATCTTCCTCACTGTCTCAATGTAGACTATACAAATGAACATACTGTTTTCTCGAAAGGGTCTGAAATACTGTGTAACGAGATAATGAAGGTGGATATTATCGCTAATGGGGATGAATTGCCTTTCAAAGACGAAACATTTGATTATGTTATTTCTTCTCACGTCATAGAGCATTTCTTTGATCCAGTAAAAGCAATAAAAGAATGGATGAGAGTGATAAAAAAAGGAGGGTATGTATTTATAATCGCACCGACGAAGGACGGGCTTGAAACAGAACACAGACCATGCACAAAACTCGAAGAGATAGTAGCAAGACACGAAGGAAAAATGACAAAAGATGATGTAGTAATGGAGGGAGGACATGGAATATCTGCTGTATCGAAACTACCAATTGACAGAGAGCATGGACACTGGAGCGTATGGAACTTAGAAGACTTTCTTCCTATATGCAAACACTATGGTTGGAATGTAGTAGAGGCACTGAAAAGAGATGATAAAGTAGGCAATGGATTTTGTGTTATTTTGCAAAAGTAGCTCTTGAGTAATAATCTAAAATGTGATATAATAGAGATATAAATATATGGTCGGAGAACGCATAATAAACTTAAGTTATCTATTAACGAACACGAACAGTTCGACATTTCTTGACGCCAATTCAACAAACATATACGAACATATCAATACTCTTTACGGGCATAGAGTACTCGATATTATTCGTGTAAGAATTGACAGGAACGCCACAATTCAAGAAGTAACTACTGACTTTATATCGACAGTCGGTTTAGTAGAAGGTGATAATGGATTTAATGGAGAATTTTCTGCACCTACTGACCTTCTGAAATTTTCTAGGATAGAAGTAAAATTTCCAGATGGAACACATAAGAAATGTAGAATATATGACAACGCACTAAATCAGTATAGTGAGTATGATGGGGATTCTATAAACAACCAATTCATAATTGAAAATCCAGTTGCCGACATAACAAGGAATTCGATAAAAATAAGACCATTGAATACTGGAGCTACAGTAGTAAAGGGTATTTATCTTGAGTATGAGAAAAGGCAAGTAGATTTTACTTCTTCAACAGCACCGACAGAAATTGAAAGCAACCTACAAGATATTCTCGCTTATGATCTTGCAGAATTGGAATTTATGATGCACCCTGAATCTCATTCAAATACTCAAATACAGTTATTCAATAAAAAGAAACAAGAAGTCGAGCAACGCTTTCTTGAGTTTTATAAATCTAACCTAAAGGGAAATAAGACTATAACTTTTAATTTACCTAGAGCAAACTAATATGGCATTTTACAACAAGTACAAAAAAGAAGCTCTAAATGGAACAATAAATCTGGTATCAGACACAATAAAAGTAGCTTTATTTGGCAGTGGCTATACTCCTAATATTGATACAAATATTTTCTGGTCAGATGTATCAGCTAATGAAATAACAGCTGATAACTATACCGCAGGAGGTAAAACTATAACCACTCCAACTGTTACTCAAGATGATACTGATAACGAGGGAGTTTATGATGCCGATGATGTAGTGTGGACAAACGCAGTTGGAACAATCACCGCCAGATATGCTGTAATGTATAAAGACACAGGCGTAGCAGGAACATCGCCTCTTATTCAATATATAGATTTTGGAGCAGATAAGACATCTGAAAATGAGAATTTTTCTATATCTTGGAACGCAGAAGGAATAATAAATGTAGGGTAGTATGGAGATAAAAGTAATTCAATTATGGGGAACAGAATACCAGCCCTGGTTGATAACTCATTATCCTTGGAACACTATTAGTTTTGAAGGAAGTTTGACTCTATCAAATCCAACCTCAATAGTAAAATCAGGATTTAGAAAATACGCAGATACGGCAAGTTTAATCTTATCTAGCCCGATAGCTATAATCGAAAGAGGTTTCAAACATTTAGCTAGTGTATCAGCACTCACCCTATTAAAACCGACAGAAACGCTAAGATACGGAGTCAAATATTTATCAGAAGTAAGTACATTAACTTTATCAAATCCGACATCCACTATTAAAAGCGGAATAAGGATAATGGCAAGCGTAAGCAGTATAGTATTGTCGAAACCGAATGAAACGATAAAAGTAGGAATAAAGTTTCTTGCCAGTGTATCGAATCTAGTGTTCTCAAACCCAATACCGAAAAGAATAGGCGCATTATGGGAACGGATAATCGAAGGAATAATGATTTGGTCAGACATAAACAAAGGAAATGCAGTCTTTGAAAAATACGGAACGATATTATGGAGCTGGAGAAACTCACCTTGGATAGAAACTTACTTCCCTTGGTTAGAAGGCGGAGGGGATAAACCTATTACAACTTATTCAAATCAAGGTGAACCCACGACAGTTTATGGAGGCGTAAACAAACCAACAACAAATTACGATAATATAAATAAGCCAAATAACTAATATGGCACAACAAGATATAGCACCAACAGACAATGGAGTTGACAGCCTAGTAAAAATAGAGTCTAATTTCACCGAGCTTTACGGAAAGACCGACAAAATAACCAACGCCTCCGCCTCTGCCCCTGCTTCGATTGACCTTGCAGAAGACACAGACAACGGAACAAATAAAATCACTCTTACAGCTCCGAGTGCGATTGCTTCGGATAAAGTTATTACTCTTCCTGATGAAACAGGGACGGTTATTACAACAGCACAAAAAGGAGCTGGTTCAGATATAATCACAGGAACGGATGATGCTAAATATGTTACTTCAAAAGCTTTGGCTGATGCAACAGGTAGTAAACTTGGAGCGGCGTGGACACCCTATACTCCAACCACGAGTGCTTTAACAGTTGGCAACGGAACAATCACTGCAAGATATACGCAAATTGGAAAAACTGTTCACGCACAAGTAAAATTTGTGCTAGGTTCAACATCTGCAATCGAACAGGATGCTTTCATAGGGCTACCAGTTAATGAAAACGGAACAATAGAAAGTTTGGGAATAGCTAGATTTCAAGACGCTTCATCATTTATCCAATATGTAGGTTGGTGGAGAACTGGCTTTATCGGTTATTCAACTGTCTACGGAGATATAAACGCAACAACTCCTTTCACTTGGGCAGTCGGAGATATAATGTGGCTTTCCTGCACTTACGAAACAGCCTAAATACAAAATAACTAAAAAAT